CTAAATGGATAATATTTATTATAACAGAATGATAAGATATGTAAAAGTTGGAATAGCCATTATAATAGGAATACTTTTTGCAGGTATATGTGTATTATACAATAAGAATCAGAGCCTAATGGGAGAGTTGTCTGTACTGATGTCTAATCAAAAAGCATTTATAGCAGAGAACTCTTCATTAAAGGATGAAAATAGAGTATTCAAGTTTACTGTAGAGCAGCTTAACTACTACAATGACTCTATCTTGCAGAAGATGAATGATGTTAGAAAAGAGTTAAGTATAAAGGATAAAGATTTGAAACAGATGCAGTATCTTTTATCTGAGGCTACAAAGAAAGATACAATAGTATTTAGGGATACTCTGTTCAGAGAACCTACATTAAATATAGATACACTTGTAGGAGACAAGTGGTAT